TGCCTATTGCAACTTGGATAGCTGTAGTCAATGGCACCGATTTACAACTAGAAGAGTTAGAGTTTGATTTTTCGCAACTTACAACAATTCTTTTATCCCTTCTTGGGATGTCGTCACTTAGAACAGCAGAAAAGTTCAGAGGAGTTCATAACAAATAATATGTACAATGAAGTTAAAGAAATGCTAATAAGGCATGAAGGAACTATGTGTACCCTTTATAAATGCTCAGAGGATAAATGGACAATAGGTGTTGGCAGAAATCTTACTGATAGAGGTATTACAGAAGAAGAAGCTATGTATCTGCTTGATAACGATATTAAAAGAGTTATGAATCAGCTAGATGAATACTGGACTGTTTGGCGTAGCTTCAGCAAACGTGGTCAAATGGTTTGCCTTGATATGTGTTTCCAAATGGGCATACAAGGATTCATGGGTTTTAGAAGAACAAGAGCCTTAATGGAAATGGGCATGTGGCTACAAGCATCAGAAGAGTTACTAGATAGCAAATACGCTATACAAACTCCAAACAGGGCAAATTACAATTCAAGACAACTTGCACTATGTGGCAAAGATGGCAAAGACATCGGAAGACCACCAAAGTAATTCTCGACTTGGTGCTTTAGGAGAATCCTTAGTACAAACATTCCTATTGGAATATGCAGACTTCTGCTATCCAACCCAAGACAAACATCCTGCTGATTTATTATTTGAGACAAACAATGCAAAATACACAGTACAAGTTAAAACAAGAAGAAAGTCTAAAGAGGGCAAATTTACTTTTGCAGTTGAAAAGCAAAGAAATATGTCTGAGATTTATAAGAACTACCATTGTGATATTCTTGCTTTTGTTTTCTTTAGCCAAGAATATAAGCGAATTATCTTCAAGCCAAATACTACACCGCAAAACTACTTTACCTTTAATGAAAAAGTTATAACCCCAACCCTAGAAATAGATTCCCTACAAGAAACCTTAGATACACTTAGCCAAGTGCCAGTATTAAATCCTTTAAAATAATTTATATATAACTATTGACATATCAAAATACTTATGTATAATAGGGGTATGTTAAATAAAAGTAAGGAGTTAAATAACATGACAATAGGAATAAATAAAACTTTTATGTATGAATTTTATATCAACACTAAGTATGGTGAAGATACTTGGCATCATAATTTAAACGCATGGCGTTATGCTTTAGAAGATTTTATAAAGTTTAAGGACACTAAGGGTTTTTTATTTGAAATACAAATAACAGATGAAGAGGGGTGTGAGTGGGTAGAGATATATCCTGAAAACGAAACAGACATATTACCAAAGTATGTAAGAAAATATGTTGACAAAGTTTTAGAAGAAGCAAGAAAGGAGAGATAAATGGAAGTAATATTTAATATAGTAGGTGGCGGAGAAATCCGCCTACCTAAAAGAGAAGTCAGGGGTTATTACAAAAACCTTTTAACTGGCGATACTTTAGTACAAGTTGGTAACGATGAGCATAAGGTCAGAGAGTCTTTGACTGAGATCGCTTACCTTATGGGAGTAGTGCAATGATAGAAGAGTTAAAAGAATACCAGTCTGAGCAACGTGGCAAAGCGTGGGTGTTTAAAGATATACCCAACAAAGACTATCATGCGGGTGTTGGTGTCAGTAGTAGTTTTATTAGAAGGTTTGGTGAATCACAATTACACGCAATAGAGCATCAGCAAGAAACAACACCTGCTATGAGGTTTGGAACTGCTGCTCATTCATTGCTTGTAGAAGGTCAAGAGGCCTTTGATAAAGAAGTGGTTGTTATTACTGGCAGTCCTTACACTAAGGCAAATAAAGAACTCAAAGAAGAGTATGAGAAGAGAGGTCTTACTGTAATTAAAGAAGCGGATGTAGAACTTATACAAGGCATGAAAGAGAAGATGATTTATGAAGGTAATGCTTATCTTGATGCTAAAGGTAAAGTGGCTGAGAGTAGTTTCTTTTGGTATGAAGATGATGTGCTTTGTAAGTGTAGGCCTGATTTGATATGTCCACCTCTAAACAAACCTGATTCAAAAGATGAGATAGTTATTGTGGACTACAAAACAACACAATCAGTTGAGCCTTACACCTTTGCTCATTCGGTCAAGAAGTTTAGGTATGACTTACAAGCATCTTATTATAGGCGTGGTATGGAAGCTGCTGGATATAAGGTTACTGACTTTATGTTTGTTGCCCAAGAGAAGACTTATCCTTACGCATCTAAAGTATTTAGAATGACTAAGGAGCAAATGGATTTTGGTTGGTCAATCATGGAAGCCTATTTAGAAGACTATAAAGAATACAAGAAGGGCAAGACCTTAAGTATTTATAATAGTCCGAATGTTATTGATTTGGTGTTGTAGGAGAAAATTATGAATAAACAAAGTTTTTATAGATATGTAAATGCTTATAATCATTATCAAAATGATAAAGATACATTTAAAAGGTTTTATGACTTCCCCATACAGTTTACAAATTATAATGAATATGAGAAGCAAAATTTTTTAAGCAAAGCACATGCAGTATGTACAGATTCAAATATAGCAACAAAATTTTACATTAGTAAAAATGTTACAAACTTCATAACAAATCAACAAAAATTTTTATTTAAATGGATTCAAGATAAACCAATAATTTTTCCTCATAATCTATTTTGTTTGCAAATGGAGTTTAATGATACAGTGGCAAATCTATTTTTTGCTGAATTTAATAATAAAAAGTGCGTAACGATTAGTTACTATAAAAATGATTTCACTTTATTCAACAGCACATTATATGTAATACCACAGAAAAATTTTGATCTAAATAATCTTAATATTGAAATAGATGACGATGATAAAAATATAAACATGTATAGAGATAATTATGAGTTAGATAGATACAATATTTGGCAATGTTTTATGATTTTTTATATGGCAATTTATGAAAAGCAAATATTTTATGTAGAAAAAAATACAAATAAAAAGGAAAAAAAATTATTGCAGAATTCAACAATAAATTATGCAGATTACAAAGTAATAAAAATACAAAAAGATATTTACAATAATTTTATAAAAAACAATAAAAGTAAAAATAAAACAGAAAAAAGTTGGCACATGGTTATGTCGCATCTAAGGCAGTTAAATGATGGAAGAATAACCACAGTAAAGTCACACCCTAGAGGAAGTAAAAGCATTGGCATAACTTTAAAAGATTATCAGCTTTAAGGTAAGGGCAAATAAGATAATGAGAGTATTAGAGTATAGTATGGAGAGTTTATCCTTTGCCCTTAACAACAGTATAAGGTTTTTGGAGAAAGATGTAATAAAGACTTTGCTTTATTATCAAATTAATTTTAATATAAATATGGAGAGTAGATATGGACAATAGTACAAAGAAGGCACTTTGGATTCCTGAAGATTTACACAAAGATATAAAAGTCTTTGCGATCTTAGAGAATCTAACAATAGAACAGGCAACACAAATGCTTATTAAACTAGGCAAAATTGCTTATGAGTCTGAGAAGAAGAATGACTCAGTATAGCGATATTGTTGAAACGCAAAGGCTTAAACTAAATAAAGAAAAGGATGAGTGGTATATCCATGTGAATAATGGAGCAGGATATACAGAGATTAAAGATGGAGATACTTTAACTATTACACATCATAAAACAGGAAAGAAGGAGATCATTATAGATGCCAGTTAATAGCAGAAATAAAGGTGCGGCTTTTGAAAGAGTTATATGTAAGAAGATTAATAACTATCTTGCATCTAAAGGTAGCACCCAAACTGTTAAAAGGAACTTAGATCAATATCAGACTAAGGGAATGGCTGACATTTATTGGAATAATTTAGCTATAGAATGTAAGCGGTATAAGGGCAATGGAATATCAGATGTTTTCAAAAACAACTGGTGGAATCAAGCAGTTGAGAGTGCTGGTGATGACCTAATACCTTTACTAATTTATAAATATGATAGAAGGAAGATAATGTGCGTTATACCTAATTATTTAATGGGTATGACAAGCAATAAAAACTGGAATGAGTTTTATATGTGTCCACTATCAGAAGTTTGTGAGAGGTTAGATGAAGTCTTACAAAAGGCAAATGGACTTACATAGTTATTTGCTAGAAGAAGACTTTGAAGAGTTTTGTAGGGAGTCCTACAGAAAAATCCAAATTGCTTGTGAGTTCTTAGGAATAATCAACGATGAGGATTATGAGGGTTTTAAGGAAAGGTGTTATACCCAACTTGAAACTGATTATATAAACAGTATCGAGAACTTAACGATACATTAACTATAGGAGTATAGTATATGAACGATATATTAGGTGGTATGAGTAATACCGAAAATAAACAGCAAATTTACTTAGGTTTCAAAACAAGAGATCAAAAGTTTTTTGCAAATGGTGAGACTGAAGTGCCAATAGAATATTTACAACTTGATACTGACACATTTAAGTCAGGTTGGGGTAGGTATACTAAGGCAGAAGGTTTTCAATATAAATGGGACTCTAAGTTTGGTGTGGTTAATCCTAAACCTTCTGATGAGTGGAGAAGAGCTTTCTCAGCATGGGTAATGCCAAGCGGTGCAGAACACGCTTATTTATGGCAGAGCTTTTCTTTTGCTGAATCTAGTGCTTTTAATAATATCTGTGGACTGTTTTGGTCTGATAAAGCAAATAATGTAGGCAAATTGCCTGTTGTTGAATACAAAGGCTCTAAGCATATACAAGTAGGAGCAGGTAACTCATCAGAGTTATCTTTTGTGTTTGTAAAATGGGGTGATAGAGGTTTCAACGTACCTGAATGGTATGTAGACCCTGACGCACCTGCAGATGATGATGATGGCTTTGTTTCTCCTAACGAGGGACTGGCAGATAAAGTAGCGGAAATGGTAGCTAAGACTGAACTTAGTGATGATGATATTCCATTTTAATGTCAGGCGTAGATTGGCAAAGAATCGCACCTGAAGTAGTAAAGCAATTACTAGGTGAACCAAGCAGTATCTCATCGAAAGAACTTCGGTGGGGTACGCATGGCTCTTTTGCTTTAAACTTAGAATCTGCAACTTGGTACGACCATGAGAATGATATTGGTGGTGGTATCACAGATTTAATAAAACATCACAATAAAGACATAAATACAATTTTAAAAAGTTTCGGTTACGACCAAGCATTGCCTAATGACTCCTTACTCAGCGTTAGTGAACTCCCCCAAAATGACACTAACAAGGGCAATGCAAGGTCTTTTGATAGAGTTCAGATGGGAAATCTCCTAAAACAAGCAGTTGTCGCGGTGCAGTACGCTGATAACTTTTGGGTTATGAGATTTCCTGATGGACACCCAATCAAGCAAAAGTATGCACCATTTAGTAAAAATACAGATGGTTCATGGTCACTAAAAAGACCTGAAGGCAATATGCCAATTTATTACACAGGGAAGGCAAAGGATAAGCCGATTATAATAAATGAAGGTGAGAAGGCTATGAGGGGTGCTGAAGCCATTTATGATGGTGATGTATGCACATGGCATGGTGGGGTTAATAGTTGGCAGAAGGCTGATTGGAGTCCTATCTATGGTAGAGAAGTTTGGATATGGCCTGATAATGATGAAGCTGGTCTAAAGTGTGCAAATGAAATTGCAATGATGTTAAGAAAGGAAAAGTGCAAGGTTAAGGTTATCCAACCGCCAAAACATTTTGAGCCTAAAGATGATTTGTGGGATGCGAAGATAAGGAATGACTTTCCCACATCAAAAGATTTAGAAACATATATCGATAGTTGTGTAGATAAGAAGCCAAAAGGTATGGTTACTTTTACAAGAGCTGATGAAGTGTTAAAACAGGTTGATAATCCTGACTGGCTTATAAAAGATGTTGTAGAGAAAGAGAGTCTTATGTGTGTATTTGGTAAGCCTAAAAGTGGCAAATCGTTTATAGCGATTGCTATGGCTTGTGCTATAGCAAAGGGTGATAGATTTTATGGTAATAAATCATATACCGCACCAGTAATGTATGTTTGTGGAGAAGGACAGCGTGGCGTTAAGCGTAGACTTGCTGCTTGGCAACAAGGTATGTTTGACTTAACTGGAGTTCCTTTATACCTATCAGATAGAGCAGTAAGGGTTAATGATGATGATGATTTTAAAATGCTTGAAGCTGAAATAGAACAATTGCAAGAAGAGGTTGGGCAAATTGGTATGATTGTAATAGATACATTCCAACGTAACTTTGTAGGTAACGAGAACTCTGCTGAAGATGTAGGAAACTTTATTAATAAACTTGATGGCCTTATATCGCATTATAAGTGCTGTGTATGTTTGGTTCACCATACTGGTCATGGCAATTCTGATAGAGGTAGAGGTTCAAGCGTTATGGGTGCTTCTTTAGATTATGAGTTTAAGGTAGATAGAAGCGATAAGTTAGTTGTTGGTTCAACTGAAGAACAGATGTTTGTTAGTTTTGAGCAAACTCTTAATAAAGATGGACAAGGTATGGCTGAGAAAAAGTTTGTATTTAAGGAAGTAGATATTATTGGCGAGGGTTTAAACCTAACATCAGGCTTCTTAGAAGAGACTGATATAGATTTTAAAGAAAAGAAAGGTCTAACTTATCCACAGCAAATAGTATTAGATGCTTTGGAAAGAGAAGCTATCTTTAAAAACAAAGAAAATCCTGAAGAGGTATTCTTGATGCCAAGTGATATTTTTGGAAAAGTTGTTGATAAAGATGGCACTAAAAAAAGTTTAGATGCGATTAAAAAAATGCTTAACAAACTTGTTGATCTTGGTGAAGTTAAACATTATGAAGATATTGGTTATCAATCAATGGAATATGTTAAATTAGAGCCTAATTTTAGCAAGGGAGCTAAACAGGGAACTTAGGGAATTTACAGGGAATTACAGGGAGTTTTTTATGCAAAAACAAGAATTAGCAGGGAGGGAAGGGATATATACCTATAGGTATATCCCTACTCCCTCTAAATGTTCGGGGAATTTATGAAAACATATAAAGATGAATCTTTGGAAGACAAATTAAAAGATTTAAGGGTTTACGAATTAGAGACTTATGAGAAGTGGGGTAGTCGTAAAAGAATCTTTAAAATAGTTGGTGTTCATTTTGAGATTAAATTTTGTAAGGCTGAGATGCTTTTAAGAGAAACATTACATAGCGGTCATGCTAGAAAGAAAATGCAAATGGTTGATATGATGTTCAGAGCTTTCGATTCTTTAAATATAAAATGCGAAGAGAGTGGTTATAACAGAATACAGCCAAGCACTAGATGTTTTAACTTTGATAAGAAAACAGCAATAATTTGTGATACTGATGATGAAAAGCCAGTATTGTATAAAGTACATAAAGATGAGCCTGATATAATGATATTCAGCATTGAAGAGTTGTTGAGATGTATTCCTAAAGATTTTATGAAAGCAAAGCAAATTCTATCTAAGTTAGATAAGTCAGTTAATTTTAAAAGAATAGATCATGTCTAGAACACAATACGAAACTAAAGAAGACTTAAGTAATGAATCCTATATAGCAACTGTTTTCGAAGGTCTTTGGAACTGCAAATTTATAAAGTTAGAACCTAAGAAATGGAAGTTAGATTATTTAATTAAAAGAGAAGATGAATATATGTGGTGTGAAGTAAAAAGGTTTAATCACAACTTTGGCAAATACACTTTTATGATTTCATACAAGAAGATTGAAGCAGCTAAGATTTTACATGAAACATCAGGATGCAAATTTATACTCATATTTAATTGCAATGATATTATTTGTTATCATGTTTGGGACTTTAATAAAAAGTATAAATTTGAATATGGTGGTAGAACTATGACAACAAGAGACTCTCAAGATGTTGAGCCTGTTTTTAGAATAAATCCCGAAGATTGTAAGAGGATTAATCATGTCTAGTTGGCATGGTGGTAAGGGTAGTAAGAGAAGAAAGGAAGATAAAAAGAAGATAGATGCAAATTGGGATAGAATCTTTAACAAAAAGAAAAAGGAGAAAAAAGATGCCGATAAAACTAAAGCCAAGCACAAAGATTAGAGATAAGTCTACAGGCAAATTTGTTACAGAAAATTACTATTTAAAGAGTATGACAATTCAGGAACTTAATGATTACATTACATCATCAAGTGCTAAGAAAAAGATCATACAAAAATGCAAAAATGAAATAGTGAGAAGGAATGTTTGATAAGTTTTTAGAGTGGTCTTTTCAAAGAAAGGCAAATTTATTATTTAAAAGGAGTAAAAAAATGAGTATAGACAATATAACACCGCAAGAATGGGATAGTGTAAGGCAAATCAAAAAGGCAAATCACGACCCTGTAAATAGACCAAGCCATTATAATCAAGGCAAATTTGAATGTATTGAATACATAAAGCAACAACTAGGCAAAGAGTTTCCCAGCTACCTAGAAGGTTCAGCGATTAAGTACATTCATAGGCATAAAGACAAAAATGCGAATATCCAAGATTTAGAAAAGGCAAAATGGTATATTAATAAGTTGATAGAACATTATGAGAATCTTTAATGACTGATAAAAGGCAAATCGATATTTCCAATCTTAAAAGGCAAATCAATAAAGGCAAATCGCTAAACGAGGTTTCTGTATCTTTAGGTAAAAGCAAATCGACAATTCTAAAGGTGGCTAACGAGAATGGATTAAAGTTTGAAAATAAAAGTCATTGGGCAAATTTATAAAAGGCAAATTTAATATGCGAATCACAGTAAAAGACAACTTAAAAGATATTAGAAAGCAATTAGATAAAGACTTAAATAAAAAAGACTTTAATAAAATTATGGCTAGAGCCATGAATTACACAGGAGAAAGAGTTGTTAATGCTGAAAGATCACACCTACACGATAAACTAGATAAACCTAGACCGCAAACAGTAAAGAGTGTTGTCATATCTCAATTTGCTAAACCAAGAAGCAATAAATTAGCTATGACTGTTAGAGTCAAGGATTGGGCGGCCAAATACCTGCATTACATATACACAGGAGAGAGTGAGCCTGCAAGAAGACAGGGATATCCCTCTCCAACAAAAGATGCAAAAGGCAAAGAGGGCAAATTTGGTAACATATTAAAACTATCTTCTAAAGGTGGTTTATTATCTAGGGTTGATAAAACAGCCGAGTCACAAAGAAAAGGCTCACGTTTTCAAGGAGTACCAAAAGGTAAAGGCTCTAAGACTTATGGTATATGGGAAAGGCAAGGTAGGAAGGGTAGAGAAGGCCTTAAACTTCTTGTTGCCTTTACTCCATTTATTAAACATAGAAAGTTTATTGATTTCTTTAGAGTTGGAGAAAAGGTTATAAAGAGCACCTTGCATAGGGAGATTAACAAACAGTTTGCAAGGCATTTAAAAAGAAGATAAAGGCAAATTTACCATCAAGGCAAATTTACCTTTACTGCAAATTTACCAAAGGTAAAAAACTATAGCCGAGTCATCGCTAATCTCAGCAAACTCAGTAACATATTTTGATTTTTCCTCATCTATTATCCAATTTCCGTTTTTATCTTTTTTTACTTTTCCGTTTTTATGTTTCTTATGCACTATCTCTCTCCTTGAATACTCAAGACATGGATACTCATTCATTTCCTCAAAATCAACATCTAAATTATATTTATCTTTAACATAATTTTTTATTGCTTCATTTATATCCCAGCTATTTAATTTAATTTCCATTTTTACTCTCCTTTGCCTGTTTATCAGTTTTATAAATATTGCAATCATCACATTTCTGTATTTCTTGCACCTCTCTATCCGTGTTGAATGTATCTATCCACCCAGCACCATTACATAAATCGCATTTCATTCTTATAACTCCTTATTAAATAAAATTACCATTTTCATCAAACTCATATCCATTTGACTCAACATGCTCTAAAAATGATTCTTTAGATAAGTAGTATCGATTATCCTCAAACCATAATTCAAACATTTTATTTTGTATTTCTGAAACAAAATCATCAGTAGAAATTATGATAGATTTATATCTTTTACTTTCGCCTAATACTTTATATTCTTCCTTATCTAATAATGTGTTTGTAAAGTTAGCCAAATCATCACAAAAGCAATATCCATTACCTGTATAATCTTTTAGCAATTCTTTATAATCTTTATTACTTAAATCATAATCGGGTACTAATTTTATAAAACACTGTCTCGTTTGATACTCATCATTTGAAAGTGAATAATCAAAATCCATATTCAAAGTGTTTGCAAACAATTTGAAACTATCTAAGTTTTCATCAGCCCAAGGATTTATATTATTTGGATTTTCTAGCCAAAATTTTTGATATATTTTATCGCACAGTTCATCATCTTTTTGCAAATCAGAATAATCATAAACTGTGTATTCTTTTGTTATTACTTTACTCATAATTTTTCTCCTTAACTGTTTTTATAAAAAAATGTACTATTGCCAAAATTAATGTAGCCATAATAATATTTCTGATCTTCTGCAAACTGCTCTATATCTACATAACACATTAACGCTTCATCTACTTGATTGATTTCAAAAAAATAATCGTGCATATAATCTTCAAAGTAATTGCTATTTATAAATGTTTCTCCAAACTGCAAATATTCTTTTGCGGTATTATCATCTGAAAATTCATCTGTATATTCTTTGATAAACTTATCTATATCTAAAAGCAAATCATCTTCGTATGAAGTTCTATGCTCATCTTTTTCTAATTTTTCTTTGTAACTTAGTAAATCTCTACTATCTATTACATCATTTGTATAATCTATATCTTTCATGTTATTTAACTCCTTACTTTTATTTAACATACATACATAATATACTAATATATATTAGTATGCAATACCTAAATGCAAATTTATTTTTACCGCAAATTTAGTTAAGGCAAATTTACTTTTGATGCAAATTTACTTTTGATGCAAATTTAGTTTCAAGGCAAATTTATATTTAAGGCAAATTTATATTTGAAAAAAAATAATTGAATCAAAAAAAAATAACACAGGCCACCAACACAAGAGAACAGGGACAACAACAAGAACAACAACAGGAACAGCAAAAGCATTGTAAGGCTCTGTATTGATATATTAATATGTATTAGTAGTAATGCATTAAAAGATTATTAGAAAGGCTTAGAAAGGCTTAGAATGATTTATAAAATATGATCTATTTATTACAGGCATAAAAAAAGGCGGTAAGAATACCGCCCTTGATTGGTTAGATTTAATTAATTGTAAGAACTCCAATAGCCATTGGCTTTACATTTGGTATTTGATGGAACAACAAATATATCCTCTAATTCATCTTGATTAAATCTCTCATAAAGAAACTCAATTCCATCATCAAAGCTTTTAAATATTTTATTGGAAAACATTCTATTGTATGCCCAATCAATTATTTTAAATTCTTGTATATCATTCATTTTTTTTAATTCTCCCTTATTATTTGTGGTTTGTGGCCTTGTTGCTTTAGTCTGGCAAATTTATTTTTAATATCTTTTAAAGACTTGCTCACCATTACTAACCAGTTATCATTTGTTATTATTTTATATTTCATTATTACCCCCTTATGATTGATGAAATATCGCTACTTCATACGTTGATAATTCAAAGCTATAATATGAATGCTTCAATTCTCTAGCATAACTCTCATAATCAAAATTATTAAATACGAACTGTTGGGCGTCTTTGTTTACTTTAGTTAAAATATCATCATCAGCACATTGATTAGCAAAATCATCAAAATGATCATATTTGCATATATATGTATTTTCCGCTTCATCTATTAAATCAATAGAATAATCATGTTGATTTTCCATATATTTAAATAATATTTCATTATCAATATAACTATCTGTTACAGCGTGAATAAACTCGTATAACTCGCCATGATCGGGATATTCTCCCATGTCGGGGAAATCATCATAATCATGTACCGCTACTTCGTCCGCGTTTCTAGTCACCTCTTTAATAGCTGTATAAAAACTATCTAAAGAATCATAGTCTAAAGGATAGAGCCAACCCCCAACCATTCGCCCCCCGTTGTATGCTTCTAAGTTAGCAAAATATATTCCGTGCTTTGTTTGTTCTCTTTTAATTTGTTCCATTGTTACGCCCCTATTATTAATGAAATAATTAACTTGATAGCCACAAGGCCAACAAGCAACACATAACCAAAAGCCAAAGAATAATTAATAGCCCTAGTTCTTGCATTGTCTACCGCGTTAATTTTAAATTTAATTTCGTTTTTATTATCCATGTTTATATTCTCCTTATAATGTTAAACATAACCTATTATATATAAATATATATTAGTATGTCAAGTATTAATTAAATAAATATTTAATTCTTTTTTTATACCTTTATAAATTTCATGAATAGTAGTCATTAATTAATTTATGTTTGCTTTTTGTGATCTTTGGCGGTCTTTTTCTCATGTCCTCGCTATCCCTTTATTTATAAGGCTCTCAGGCTTTAGGTTCTTTCAGCCGTACTCGTACGCAGGTTGCAGCAC